AGAGTCTCGTACCACTCACTCACGGAACCCGTGAAGTCGGGAGGTGCAGCCAAGCTGGTCGCATCGGCACCCGTTGTGCGGGTAACGAAAAGACCGGGACGGCGTGACCAGTAAAGAGTGGAAGCCTTGGCACCTGCGATGAGGTCACCAAGAATCTCTTGGTCAATTTCCAAAGCAATCTGCTCTGAAAGAATTCCAGTCAACTCAACCTCTGCATCCAAGTTGTGATAAGCATTCAAATCTTGCGCCAATTCTGGAGTCCAAGAAGCCTTCAGCTTACGAGTCACAGCCGTGACAGCCACGGAATCAACTTTGATGCTGATTTCGGGGAGGTCAACTGAGCCTTCCATTTCCCAAGCGGTTGAACCAACAAGGGCACCAAGAGTGTCGCTATTGGACTGGTCGGTAGACTCGTCAATGTTGTCGCTCATTGCGAACGTAATTGCAAGCTGACCACCCAATGCAGCGTCAACAGCAGGAGTACTGAAACCTGTACTGGGGCTATAAAGCACCAATTCCAAGTAAGTTGCGCCCAAGAAGTTGGTGTTAGTGATTGCACCAGTACCTGTGAGCAAGCCTGCGTTCTGGTTTGCAGCAGTGACCTTGACAACGCGACTCAGACGGCGAACCATCATAACGTCAGCAGGCGCAAGTGTGAGCGCACCAGCCAAAGGCGTGCCATCTTCGTCTTGCAAGTCAACGTGACGAACATCAGGCTGAACCATTCGAAGAATATCAATACGGTCAGCAACACCGAGAGGGTGACCGCCGTTGTTGCTGTTTGCATCGCCTGTGGTAGTAGCCAAACCGATGGCGTCTCCAGAGGCGTCCTTCAAAAGACCACGCAAAATGAGAATTCGTCCAGAAGAACGAGCCATAAGGTCTGGGTCGAACTGAATGGCACGGGCTTGAGCATCGGTTAGGTCGCCATCAAGGGCGAATTCAACCGCAACGCGAAGTCCACCGTTTGCCAAAGTCTCGTTCTCGGCAACACACACACCACGGGCATGTGAGAAACCTTGAACCAAGTCTTGGAACTGGGGTGAAGGAACACCTGCACCACGGGCTTCGGGGTCAAGTTCAACACCAGAGGTGAGAACCGAACGACCACTGATTTGCCCACCATAGACGGAAGGCTGGTCACCGGCAACGCCAGTTGAACGACCGTCCATTTCTGAGCGAACATCACCAGCAGCATATGCACTGTCAGCATGACTCATGTTGGGGGTCTGCTTCACGAAATCCATGAAGAAGATAAGACCACTGGGTAGGCTCATGGGCTGTACGGATACAAGCTTCTGAGCAAGTAGCCCACCGAATACACGGCGAACAATTGGGAAAGCGACAGCAGCGAAGCCTTCGACATCGCCTCCTGCCATTGAGTTGGACTCCCGAAGAAGTTCCTTGGCTTGGTTCTCAAGTAGAACCGCCATTGTGTTCTGACTGTAGTCATCGAGTCCCTCAAGAAGTCCGGTTTTTTCCCACTTTGTGAGAATAGCCGCGCCTTCACGGGAGAGGTCACGATTAACAATACCTTCAGTTAGTTTGTTAAGAATAGACATTTTTTTTAATTCCTCCTAGAATGTTTGTTTATTTATTTATTCCTGCTAATCGACGCATTCTCTCTGAGAAAGCATCGTTTGCGTTTTGTGGCTCCTTAGAGTTGCCACGAAGTGCGTAAGGTGAACTGTTTCGTCTAACAGCTTCGCTCAATGTATTAGGGCTTCTTCTTCCACTTCTGGAAGATGACCCCGACACGGCATTTTGAAGTGTCTCAAAAATAGTTTTCGCCTCACCAACAGAACCAGCTTTTCCAATAGATTCGACAATTTTATTTTTTTGCCGCTCATTCAGGGAGGTATTGTTCAATACTCGGTTCGTATAAAGTAGTTTAGCGTTGGACAGATTGACCTCGGCTAATCTACTAGTCACCTTAGAGATGACATTTTTGTATTTTGTGTTTGTTTTTCCTTGTTGCTTCAAATTTTCAGAAAGTTTTGCAATTGTTCGCATTAGAGATTCCTCTCTTGCTTGGAAACCAGCCTTGAGTGCATCAACATCTTCCTCGGATTCTTCCTTGGACTCATCGTCATCTGCATCATCACTATCGGCTTCTTCTTTTTCTTCTTCGTCATCTGCTTCTTTCATCATATCTAAAATAACATCTTCACTAAAAATCTTTTCAAGCATTTCTTGCTCTTGGAGAGATAATTCTTCTTCTTCGCCTTCTTCATCGCCAAGACCAAGACCGCCTTCTTCTTCGCCGCCGAGTTCGTCACCAAGCCCGCCGCCAAGGTCTTCTTCTCCACCAAGACCCATGCCAAGCCCGCCTTTTTCACCTTCGTCCGAAGCTTCTTCAGCTTGTGCCCTTAATTCGCTAAAATCAATTTCTATTTCCTGACCCTCATCGGGGCATGGGCAGACATTTTCGCCATCGGCATAAGCTGCTGTTGCCTCGTCTGGGGCAATAGCTTCTTCGCCGCCCAGACCAAAGTCTGCCTCTACTTCAAGCAAGTTTGTTACTGCTTGTTTCATTTCGTCGGCATACTTTTCAAGTAACTCCGACTCGGCACTCTTTACTGCGGCTTCTCTAAGAGCCTTGGCATCCACAATGGCTTGCTCTAACATGCTGGACATTAAGAATTCTCCTTATCAATTTCTAATATATGTTGTCTGAATCAAAATGATTCAATTTTCTAAAATAAATAGTTCCTTAATGAGTAAACACCAAAATTGAAATAAAAAGAAAGCGGCAGGCTCCGTGAAGAACCTGCCGCCGAATTAAACCCGAGGGTTTGTATTCTATTTTATTTACCTTTGCTTATTCTTCAGCGTGGGCTTGGAACATTCTCGTCATCATGACGCGGAACATCTTCGAGTCGCTCACCGCTGCACCAGTGAGGTCATACGCCACACCGTCTTCGCCTTGCTCGGCTGGACAAGAAAAATCTGCCCAAACGTCAGGACTCGTACCGACTAACATCTGAAGCTTGTAAGAGATAAGACCCCCTTCATCGCCGTTCAACAAGTCGGAGTCCTCTCCGTCAACCTCCAAATCGTAGGTATCCGCGTTAATTTGTGCGTATGCCTCGTCGGGCTGGTCGCCAACGCTGCTGCTGGCGATGCCGTCAGCATCGAACTCCACCTCGATTTTCCGAGTCACAGCACTGATGCGGTTAGCCAAACCAGTCGTGACTGGAAGACCCGTTGCGTTGGTAAGAGTACCAGATGTTGGAATTCCAAGGGCTGGAGTAATCAGCGTTGGACTTGTGGCAAAAACCAAAGAGCCTGTACCCGTTTCGTCAGTAACAGCCAAACGGAGATTTGCACTGCTCGGAGTAGCCAAAGCTGCTGCCACGTTATCCGCAAGACCGGAAACACCGGATGCGATTGGAAGACCAGTGCAGTTTGTTAGAGTACCACTTGCAGGAGTTCCAAGAATGACCGTAGTCAGAGTCTTGTTAGCCAAGGTCTGCTCGCCATTCACCGTAGCAACGGTGGAAGTGTCAATAGCGATTGAGTTATCGAGGGCAGTAATACCCACACCACCAACAACGTCCAGAGTAACACCAGTTTTGGTAAGACCATCACCAGCAACGATAACACCAGCATTTGAGAACTGAGTCCATGTCATAGCATCAGTACCAATTGTAGCAACTTCAGTGCTTTGCACAAAGCCGCAGTCTGCGTTGGCAGTACCTTGCTCAACGAAGACGAATGGCATTTTATCAACGTCAGCAACTTGGTCGTGGTCAGTGGCTCTCGTAAGAACGAAAGGGGCACCGGCAGAACCAGCAGTGGTCAGTGTATAAATACCATTCTCCGCTGTCGCTGTCTGGGCTTTGACAAGAATCCTGTCACCGTTTGATGGGGTAATTCCATCGTGAGTGCCGAAGGCTCCGCTCGATGCCTTTGTCAATGTGGCACCAACGCCGGATGTCCCGTTGGCGTAGATGGCGGCTACATTCGCCGTTGTCGCACATTTAACAGAGTTTTTAATGGTAAGACCCTGAACTGCACCATCAACATAAGCCTTGGTTGAAGCATCGGTAGCGTCAGAGGGTGAACCCAAACCAGTAATTTTGTTGCTTCCCATTGCAATAGTGGAGTCGGTAAAAGTCAATGTTTTTTCCGAAGCATCCCAAACAGCATGGTCGCCCTCAGTGTCAGAGTAGAGTGTAAAGTCTACACCAGTCCCGTCAACACCCATAGTGATTGCACCTGTCATGGCACCTCCAACGGATTTCATCAAAGCACCTGCATCGCCAACGTTTGTTGCGTCAGTTACATCAGCACTTGCTTCGATAGCATTTAGCTTGGTTTTCTCAGCGTCTGTGAAGACGTTTGAATCGGTTGCAGAACCAACCAATGTTCTGATTTCAGCAGCGGTTTGGTCAGCAGTTGCGTTCGCCTCAATGCCGTCAAGCTTCGTACCGTCACTGCTGACATTTCTGCCGTCAACAGTGCTGCTGGTTGTGATGGTGTTGGCGCCCATTGCGAGCGTTCCCGTAATGGTGGCTCCCGTCACATCAAGTGTTCCGTCGATGTCGAGCGTACCGTCTACATCTAGAGTCGCTCCTGCTGGGACTTCGTGTTTCCCAAATAATTTTTTACTCATAATTTTTTTCCTCCCGAATGATATTTTATGAAAAACGCCATTCGCTTCCGAATATGCGTTCAGGAGTAATTAGTTTCAAATTATGCTAAAATCTGTGGGGTTCGCCCGACTAGTTGGCAATAACCACCGTATATGCGGCTGCGTCTTCTGTGGTGCCAAAAAATAATTTAATTTTATTTTCGTAACGAATCGAAGGAACCTCGACAGCGTTGTCGCTGGAATCGAACACCTGATACATGACACTCTTTGTTCCCAAATTGTGTGTAATCTCGACCTCTTGGTCTTCACCGATGCCGACATTAATAGAGTGCGTCATTAATTCTTGGGCGCGTGTGCTGGTGGCTCCAAGGTTTACGGTAGCACCACTTCTTTTGACGATAATAATCTCGCCATTGATAATCTTAATATCACCAATCGCATTTGGGTCACGACCGCTGCCGCCGCCAGTAATATTCTTTCCGGTGGAACCGCCAGAGTTTTTACCTGTTGACATAGCCAATATCTCCCTGACTATCCAACGCCGTCGATGTTACCCCAAATCTTTGTAAGCTTGGCACCATTTACTGTTCCTGCGGTGCCGATGGTCGCCGTTGAGAAGTCAACCGATGCTGCACTTCTATTGTCTTGGTCCAACACTGCCGTAACCAAGAATACTGCGGCGTCGTTGGCACTCCCCGTGCCTGTGCCGGGAATGATAGTATAATTACCTGCGTTATCCAAAACCGAACCAGAAGCTTGGGCACCTGAGCCTGCACCCTCAAGGTTTACGTTGAAAATCTGAATAAAGACACCTTTAGTTCTAGCATTAATTGTTGCTGTGTCGCCTTCAGAAATCTCGATAAAGTTATTGTTCGTTACGGGCGTGGCATAAACAGCCGTGCCAGATGAAGAAGCGTTAACACGCTGACCTTCAGCCACCAACATGATGCGGGCGCGGACTTCATGATTTGAGGTAGCGCAATGCATTTCTTCAAACTGGACCGACAAGGTTCTTGTGGTGGAAGGGAATTCAACAAAAAGCAATTCGCCTACGGCTGCGCCCCAGTCAGTACCTTTACCGTCTGTTGTCGCTGTGCCTGCCGCTGAAGCAGTGGTCGCAAAACTTAAAGCACCTTGGTTATCGCCAGAAGCAATAACCTTGCACGTCAAGCCATCTGCCCGTGTGGGTCCAGCAGCCGCACCGCCTTCACGGATAATTCTTTTAAAGTAGGGTTTACCAGTCGCCAGACTAGTGCCCGCTACACCACCTAATATAAAACTTCTTGCCATTTTTTAAATCCTCTTGTTGGGCTTACCTTTAAATAGTCTGATAAACTCAATTTATCTTCTCTGTTTTCTCATTCTTGCTTCACGCTTCAGTTTGCGCTTTAATGCCCGATAAGCTTCGCTTCTTCTGCGGCGTGCTGCTTGGTCATGCTTGTGCCTCTTTTTCAAACTTTTCTTTGAAACCTTTCGACACTCAGGGGTTCCATGAACGGGGTCTTTAATCTCGTCCATCGCTTTTGAATTACGCTGCTTTCTCAAGAAGCGTCGGATAACCTGCTCGCTTGATTCGCCTCGCCTTGCTCTTACATACAATCCCATAATTATTTCTTACCACCTTCTGCCAATTTCTTCCAGACGCCACCAAGCTGCTCTGTAAGGGAATCAATGTTCACGCCGGGGTCACTTGGGTCGATACCACTAAGTGGTCCCTGAGTTGAGCCGCCGCCTCTGGGGGAGCCACCTGATTTAAGTGGCGTTGTTCCTTCAAACAAATCGACACCATTATAAGCCCCTTGCCCAATCGAATCCAAAAGATTCTTTTTGGTTTGTCGTAACTCTGCTCTTTTCTTATCTGCCGCTCGTTGAGAATTCTTATTTTCATTTGTTCTCGCACGGGCGGGTGCGGGGGCACGCTCAGAAGCTTTTGCTTCTGTAATAACAGTCTGGTTTCCAGACACCACGCCTTGCACAACCTCGGCAATGATTGAACTGAGTAAGCCACTCTCATACAAAGACTCATTAATACATTCTTTGACGATAGGCTTCAGCATCTTTTTCAATTCTTCTTTTTTCATCTTAATCCTCGACAATCTCATTCAGCAAGCGATTAAGACGGTCTGCTTTGGTAAAGATGTTTGGCTCTTTATTTTCCTTCATCATGTAGGCACCCTGTGTGGATGGTTCCGAAACGAAATCAAAACAAATAAGCTGGAAGTCATCTTCAACCACAGTGGAGCCTGCGTCCTCATGGACAGAGCCAAGACCACGGGAAGAAATCCCCAGCTTCACGCCAGAGTCTACAAGAGAACGGAGAATCTGACCAGAGGGAGTATTAAGAATCTTAACCTTCCCCATCACATCATTGCCATCCCACCAAACTTTAGTAACCATGTGCGAGGCGTTCTTTAAATTAATAACCGAGTCCTCTGGGTGGTCTAACTCGCCCAAGGCGCGGTTTTCTTCAACCAACTTGGCATAGTTCATTAATTCTCGGTCGAGGACACGCTTGGGGTAGACCCTGCCATTGCCATTTTGTGCGTCGGCACGTTGCATGACACCAGTTAGGTACATACCACCAGCCACAACAAACGCCTTTTCATCTTCTGTCAAGAAGTCCTGACAGACGCCACCTTCACATAATTCGTAATATTCTCTTAGAAGCACTTTCTCACTCATCGCTATCTGCCCTCGCTTTTAGTTGCTCCCTAATCAGCGGAGCCTTTCTCATGTTTTTAAATAGATTCTTTTCTACCCAAAGTACCCTAATGGGCGAATGATATGTGATAGCTTCTTCAAAAGAAACGGCGATGGCTTGCCAGTTGCCCGAACCCTGCCAAGATAAACCTTCGCAGACAAACGAATCCCCTGAAACATATTCTTGCTTCTCATGCGGATACCAAAAGTTGTAATGCCCCACTTGTGAGGGTCTTATCTTGACCCCTGCGGGAACCCTATATTTATCCAAAGCCACTGGCTCCTTATCCTTTGTTTAAAAACTTAAAAAAATTAGCGGGCGTTACCCGCCCGAGTTAACTCCCTTTGCAACAACGACGTACAGGCTGCAACATCCACTTGCCAGTCATAACGTCTACCATCTCATTCATCATCTTCGCAATTAACGACATTTTGGCATCCTCCTAAAAATTTGTGTTCTACTTTAAAACCGCAATCCCCAAATACCATGCTCAACGCATAAGATGTTCCCGAACTCAAGCAGCCAAGCAAAAATCCAGTCACAGGGTTGTAGTCATAAGTAAATAGTTCTGTTTGATTATTTGCCCCCCACAAAATCAGCCCAACCCAAAACCCAAGACACATAGGGCAATGGAATAATTCCCCTAATTTGCCCTCAGTCGGTCGAACACGGTCAAAGATACTGCCGTATACTAAAATTTGAGTTAGCCCATAAGCGGTAGCAACAAAAGTTACTAGTTCAATCATTCTTGCCTCGACGCTTGGATTCATACACTCTATAATAAGACTTCATTGCCGGGAACACATCAACACTTCCCTTTTCGGCAGCTTGTGGCACATCACCCAACTCAGTTTTATCCGGTTCTTCGGGTTCCGTAATTCTTTTTGTTAACTCTGCTTCAAGAGCAACATCGTGTGCATAGTATGGCTTTTCTTCTTCAAGAAACTTGCCAATTGATAACAGGACAATCTGGTCTGCATCACCGCCAACCTGTGTATCAGGATACTTACCCTGCATGGAGCCATAGACATTTCCTGAATGAACAGAGTCTTCTACAATTACACCCTTTTTTCTTAGATAAGTAAAAAGCCTATCTTGTGCGCCATACACTTCGTCGCACATTTCATTTTTTGGCATAGCAAGAATTTTCTTGCTGGCTGGGATTACAACGATGTCCAAGTCATAATGGTCGTTGATTGCGTAGTCTCCATTCATGGTTTTACGCATATCCATTCTTGCTTTGGGAGCGGGTGGGGGTGGGGGCTTTTGAGCGCCTACTGGTTCGCCACGACGGACTTTTTCGGCGTCATCACCGACTGCAATTTGGATACCATCAGCCATTTTCTTCGACCTCCCAAACCAACTCTTGAATTTTTAATATCTTCTTAACTTCTTTTTCTGTAAGTGGGGTCTTGTGCAGAGAGTCCAAATATTCGACAACCCGGCGTGCATTAGATAGCATTCTTTCGTCCTTGCGGATTTCTTTAGCCTCATATGACCGCTTCACTGCCTCTCGGAGTCGGTCAACTTCTTCGTTCAAGTAAGCCTTGAGGCTGATGCCGTTATCCGAAATTGAATAAACAAACCTTGTCAACACTTCGCGCTGTTCGTCGCGGAGATGACCAGAATATTGCTCATTAAACTTAGAAGCGAATGTTTTAAAAACCAAATTATCAATTGGCTCCATAGCTTTAACTTGCACATCTTCAACGGGCTTTACAACCATCATCTCAATCAAAGAATCTTCTAAAAGAACAGTTTTCTTCACCGTCGTTGCATCAGAAAATAACTGAGCGATGCTGGCTAAACTTTTATAATTTGGCACGAAATTTGCATAGACGCCTGTGCCTATATTATGATTAATCTGCCTAATCAAATCAGACTGTTCCTTGAATATGTGCTTGGAATTCAATCTTGATGCCTGATGTCTAGCCTCAATTATAATTCTTCTAGCCACATCCTGAGAAGCTTCCTTCGTCTCATTGATTGCCCTATAAAGTTGCAACTCTTTATAGAGTGCTGTATCTTTTGCGTAATGCTTCTTGATAATTTGTGCGACCTTTGCTTGTCGCGCAGTGTCCTTGGTTAACACACACTTCGCCATCTCTTTAATCAACGCCTCAAATAAAAACGCCGTATTTCTTTTCTTGTTGTGCCGATATCGACCCGTATTTGTGCCCATCTTCTTTTATTCTCCGTGCTTGTTGTCTAAGCCATCAATCAGATTTTGAACTTCCTGAGTTGAAAGTTCCCGATTAACTTCCAAAAGAAGTTTTTCATCATCCTCACCGTAAATAGTTTCCGAAATCCCTTTTGATAAAGAAACTAGGTCGCCCAAGCCCTTGAAAACATTTTGGGTTGTATTCTGCGTGCTATCATACGCCCACTTTGAGCGGATAGAGCGTTTGCGGGCACCCATGTCTCTTGTATCGTCAGTAACCTTGGTATACATCTTGCCCTTTGCTCCGGGGGTTGTATATGTCTCGCGCTTGGCTGGTGCAGCAAGAAGGTCGCCAGTCTCTGGTTCTTCTTCCTCTCCACCTTCTTCGTCGCCACCGAGGTCGCCTCCAAGACCACCTCCATCGTCACCGCCGCCGTCGGCGCCGAGGTCATCGCCACCCATGTCGCCGCCTTCTTCACCACCACCTTCTTCCTCAGATGGTTCGTCTTCTTCGGCTGCTTTCTCAAGCTGCGCTTCAAACTTCTTATCATAAAACATTTCACGCTGCACTCGCAACACTTCTTCTTCCGAGAGCGCAAAGATATTCCGATACACCCATTGCTTGGAAAAGTAACCTTCTGTGGCGGCACCTGCAACGTCAAACTTTGTGCGAAGATGTTCCAACTCTTGCATCGCTGCAATTTGAGAAGGGTTGTTAAGCTTCAAACGGAATGCCACCAAGTCATCGCCACGATAGCCCAGCGTATAGAGGTGAATGATGCCAATCTTTTCAAGTTCTGCGACAACCGAGCGTTGAAGGCGCTGGATTGTGCGTGCAAAGCGAATATCTTTCTGAGCAAGTGTAGTCTTATCCTCGTCAGCGCCTTCGCCACGGGAAAGATAAGATTGTGGAACCTTGAGGGCAGCAAAAAGCTTATCTCTCAAGTATTTTACATCATCAATGTCACCAGTATAGCTTCCACCCGGCAAAGATTCAATTCTTGAAGACTCCCCGCCACGGACAGGAATAAAATAGTCCTCGTCAATGCTCATGGGGTTGTATCGGAGGTCAACGCGACCTGTGCTGCTATCCACAATCTGCGAACGCTTCATCTGGGTCATGACCTTCTGCATGTACTGCTCAACATCCTGCGGGGCAATATTCCCGATGTCAATATAAAACGCCCGTCGTTCGGGTGAGCGGGTAATGCGATAACTCATCATAGCATCTTCAAGAAGATGTAGCTGACGCCAGATTCGTCGGGCTGGCTCTAAAATAGACGTACCGTATGGAGCGTATCGGTCATTACCTAAAATACGAAAGTGGGCAACCTGCCAATTTTCAAATGTCAACCCAGCAGAGTTCCACTGAAACTGAACATAGTTGGGGTTTGTTGGGTCTTCGCCCTCAATCCTTTCCACCTCGGAAACAGGCATGGGCACAAACGATTTGACACCAGTTGTCTCGTCAATATCCACATACAAAAAATAATCACCATATTTGCACATGGTGCGGCACCATCCATAAAGATTGAATTCAATATTCAACACGCTCTTATAAAGAGCAGAAAGCGTTGACTTGATTTCCTCATTGGTACATTCAATATTAATAATGGGTTTTAACTCATTGTGGTATGTCATTTCGTCTGCATAAATATCGAGTGCGGACGCAATAATGGGTTCATACTCCATCTGGTCGAAATCAACATACCGCTCATTTCTAAGCCGGTTGTTCATCGCCTCGGACGTGATTTGCTCAAACGGATTATAGTGCGTTTTCTGGAATTGCTTTCCAGACGCTGACACAAATCGAGTGGCGTAGTTGTCGAGAGCCTTTCTTCTAAACTTTCTGCGGTTCTGTTGTCTGCGATTTACAATAGGACCAGAGAACAATCTTGTTAGCCTCTTAAAGAGTGCTGATTGTTCATTCTTGATATTCTGATTGTTATTGATATTGTCTTCAGCCATTTATTTCTTACCCCTTAAATAAACTCGGAAATTGTTTCATTAATTCTTCGGTCTGCTTTGCTTCTGCTTCGTACTTTGTACCATCATATCCTATCATACCTGATATCTTTGTGTTAAGTGTTGAATTTGTTTTTGTCATGGCATTCATAAAAGCTTTTCTATACTCCACATCTCTTTGATTTGAAACCAAGGCAGTGTCCCTCACCCAGCACCCAATTGCCAGCGACATAACAAGGTCATCGTTATATCCCTTCATTGCCTCGGGCTTCCCATTGTTCCACACAAAGGTTTTTAATTCATTAAGTAGTCTTGAAGACCTAATAGTAATTAGGTCGTTACGAATGAATTCTTCCAGCTTTGCGATAATAAGAGGGCGAGTTTTCATCGACGTAGTGAATCCCGGCACTGCGTTGGAGTGGCTGCGGGCGGCATATGAGTCAACATATTCGTGACTTCCCTTGGTCGAATAGTAGAGATGTGCATATTGCATATCTTCTAATTTAGTCAACACTGCGTAGCCAACATTATTATTTTCCACGACTATCATTGCATTCCCAAATTGTTTTCCCGTGTCAGAAAGAAACATAGCATACATATCCAATTCAACTTTACCCTGATATTCAGCAACCTGCTTCATCTCTGTGATGTCAATAACGTGAAATGCTGAATAATCTCGACCGTCGCCTCGGGCAACGTCGGCAACAAGCAAGTAAGAGTGTTCTGGATTGTATTCGTCCCAAAGCCACAGGTTTCTATCGAAGCCAGCGCGGTGTCGAGGTGTCTCCGCAGCCTCTTGAAGCTTGGCAATGTCATCAGAATGAATAACAGTTTCGCCTGACATGTTGAAGTTACACTCAAGTTCCTGTGCAATCTGTCTGCGAGACATGTTCTTTGTCTCATTTTCAAACCAAGCAAAATCTCTATCTGGATGGACATCCCACGGCAACTTGGTTGGGTAAAAGTCATTTGACTGTTCCTCTGCTCCGACATAAGCTTGGTGGAACCAGTTACCAACGCCATTTGGTGTTGAAAGGGCAATGCAGCGACCACCAGTTGACAGCGTGGGGTATAGACCAGTCCACAACTCATCAAGCCCCTCAACGTGTGCAGCCTCATCAATCACAAGGAGAGACAAGGCTTCTGAACGTCCAGCATCAGCACTGGTAGAAGATGCTTTAATTTGAGAACCATTTGATAACTCAAAAGATGTGCGGTTGTCAACAGAAATAGTCGCTATCTTAATCCAGTTGGGCAAATGCCGCATAATGTTTTTAACTTTTTTAACTAGGTTGGCTGCTGTGCCAAACTTCGTTGCCATGACCAAGACATTCTTGTCTCGGTGAAACAGCATCATCCAAACAACATAGCCCGCAGTGATAGTCGAGATACCAAGCTGTCGGGCTTTTAAAATTACATTAAAGCGGTGGTCGTTAAAATCTGTGAGAAGCTGGTCTTGAAAGCCATATGTGCGGAAGGGGATTAGCCCGTGCATTGGGTGAGAAATTTTTGCGTAATTATTTAAAAAATAAGCAGGGTCTTTGCCACAATGGACAATCTCTTTTAATATTTGTTGCTTTGTTAACGGGTGTGGCATTCATTACTCTACTTCTTCTTTTTTATTTGTATTCGTCGGCTCAGATGTCTGAAACACCATAGTCATCATCGTCGTAGTCTCCGCTGTACATCATATCGGCTTCAGATTGCGCTCTATTATAAGCAGTATATAGTGCTTTCGCAGCTTCAGGATACGTCTCAGCAAGGGCATCGCGCACGGCTGCTGCTGCTGGGGGCTGTCCCACCAGCATATACCCGAGTTGTTGTGCGGCTTGGTTAACCTTTTCCTTCGGAACAAGCCCTTCTTTAACAGCTTTATATTCTTCTCTGATAATTTTTCTAATCTGTTCTTTACTAATTTTCATTTGTAATCTCCTATGATTGCTTTGACGCAACAAAATATTCAACATCGACAGAGGCAGTGTTTGCTTGTGCAGCGATATTATCAAGGTTCGCCCAAGCTGCCCATGCGCCGCCGTCCGCTTTTACCTCAAGTTTGTTATCATAAAATACCATCGTCTGACCCGCAGCCAGTTTAAAGTATGCAGTGTCTGCACTGGTATCAACAAGCCGAAGCGTCACATAATTGGTGTCATCCAAGTTTGTAACGCGGATATATTTAATATCGCCAGCAACATAGGTTCCCGCTGCTCCAGTTGAGCCGCTGTTGTCAAAAGTAACTAAGCTTGTCTGGGCTGAAGTTGGAACACGGATGATTCTCTGTGCGGTCGTGTTAATGCCAGCGACAGAAAACACATTGTTATAAACATGCTCTACTCCGTTAACCTTCACTGCCTCGGTCACGCTAACTTGCAGCTTTCCAACTGTAACCTTTGTCGCCATCGTTATCGCCCTCGTTCAATTTCTTTTACTGACTTTGCGCCGGGTACGCCTGCATGTCGAAGTTGTGTTTTCTTTTCATCGCCTGCCCCCAACTCATCATCGACCACACCGACAAGCTGCTGTGCAGCGGTGCTGGTGGCATCCAAAGCAGCAACAAGCCCTTGTGTTGATTGTGCAGCAACCTCTGCAACATCAGGGTCACTAATATATTCTTCGATGCCGACCAATTCGTCTGCCATCTGTTCAGCCTGCGACAAAGCACTGTCAAGACTGGCATAAGCCTTGGCTGTATCACTGGCGAGGTCTTCTTGCATTGGACGTTGACCCGCTATTTTACTGTATCCATCAGCGTCGGCACCTTGCGACACACCCTGCATTTGTGCGAGAAGGTCAGTAACCATTTGGTCAACCCTCTCAAGCCGTTCAACAGCTTCTGGGTTGTCAACCATACCCACGACCTCAAGAACGACATCGCCGATTGTTTCAATTTGAGTAATTGTTCTGGAATGGTCATCGCCTTCAGCGAGGTCATTCTGATAATTATGGTAAGAAGTAAGGTGGCGCCCCTGCTCAACCATCACATCAACAATAAGGTTTGCCTTTTTTTCAACAAAGCTGGCTACCGAACTTGCAGGTTCATGGCTTGGCATCTGTGCGAATTCCTTAGAGGCATCCAGCAGCGCCATTGCTGCACGTTTAGCCTCGTTTTGTAGTTGAATGGCAGCGAGTATGGTTGGGGTTTGGGCTTCAGACAAAGAGGTGCCGCCGTTGGGGTTGCGCCTAAGATTGCCCATTTCTTCTGTGATAATTTGTTTTAATCGTCCTTTGGTGATTTTCATGTCGGTTCTCCTATGTTATGTAGCCTGTAACAAATCCATCATCAATGTCCTTAATGATGTTCTGGGGCAGAGCCTTTAACCCGGCGTTGTCTACCCCACTGTCGGACAATTGATTGAGGACTCTTTCAATTTCTTCGCTTGCCGCTGCGACGGTATCTAAATCTCCAGCAAACTGCTGCGGCTCTTCTACCGTTTCATTCAAAAAATATCTGGGGTTGATAAACTTTTTTCTATTTCTGCTCATTTTAGTATTTCTCCAAGTATTGGACCAAATCTTTAAAATGGTCGTGGGCTGCGGTGATGTTTCCTATGATGGGGCGTGTATCCCCTTGCCCCAGAAAACGGGCTGCGTCTGATTCCAAAATCTCTTGAATCTGGGAAAGGTGCGATAAAATCTGCCTTGCAGCTTCTGTTTGTGCTTGGTCCTCTGCATCTTCTTCCTGTTGATGTTGCGCTTCGGCTTCCGTGTCATACGGGGCATCTTGCTCATCATACCGAGGCATTTCAGCCTTCTCATTCATAAAGTAACGGGGGTCAATAAACTTCTTATGTTTTCTTCGCATCACTTGTCCTCCTTCTCGGCAGGACGCTTGTCGTTCTTAGCCTTCCCCTTTCTGCCTTGGTCAAGCCAGCTTCTGATGGACTTATCAAGCCTGTCTTCGCTGGAGCCTTGAAGGGCTGGTTCAACATCCTCGCCCAAAGAGCCAACCTCATAAATACAGGTAGCCTGAACCCAATTGCGGTGGGCACCGACAGACTGCACATAAGCATCCATGTCGCCAACCTTCTTCAAATTTAAGGATGACTTGGTGACCTTGCGGTATTCTTTTTTAATAAATGAAGCAATGTTCTCAAGCCGAGAGCCAAGGTCTGATTCAAAATTCTTATCGTGGGCTTCATCCATCGTGACCTCGCTGTGGTATTTAACCTGTAACTGGTTGCCGACCATAGAAACGCGAAAGCCATCCATGACGCGGGGGTCGCGGATGCCTACTTCTTCTTCTCTGCGAAGCCCAATCTTAACTGGATTTCCATCTTCGTCGAGGGCACCATCATGCACATTTGCAACTGCTTGTGAGATACCTCTAACGATATCTAATACGCTCATTTCAGCCATTTTTTCTTTTCTCCCTTACAGCCCTTAGCTTTTTAAGCCCGCGCTGTCGTTTAATTTCAGCAAGAGCAATCTTTTCGATATAGCCCATTGCCTTCTTCAAGCTGCCGTCTTTGGTCTTACCTTGAATTTCGTCCCACTCGTCTGCAACAGCGTCAAGCAAATCCAATAAAGCAGGAGAGTCCTCTGTCGGCTCTCCCCCGCCTTCACCTTCGGGTCCACCGCCTGACGCGCCGCCGGAAGCTTGCGCCATGGCGTCACCCTGCTGGCGAACCTGTGCAATCAGGGCATCGACCTTCTTGGCTGCTTCGGGGTCATCGGCTGCTTTGCCCTTGAGTGCGTCAAGGTTAGCCTCCATATCGTCCATCGCCTCGCCTGCGGCATCGCCTTCGCCAGATGCTACATCCTGTGCAAGTTCTTCTGGGTCTGGGACTTCTTCTCCCACGGCATCCATCTTCGGGTCATCAGGCTCAAGCCCGAGTAGGTCTTCGACCACCTCTGCATAAGCCTTGAAAACATTAACATATGATTTGACGATTTTCTTTCCACCGCCTTTTAGCTTATCCCAGAAACCTTCTTCCAGAACGCTATCTCCATATTCTTCTTGGAGCATCGAAACAAATTCTTCTTTTACCACCCGTTCGTATTGTTGTTGGGTGATGTTATATTTAGGGTCGCCAGCCGTCATTCCATCTTTCCTCTCTTCCTTGTATGTGGTCAATATAGCAAGACCAGCAGCACTGAAATTTATTCATATACAAATCGTCTTTCGGGTCGAAAGAATAGTTTTTGCATACAGGGCAATCTCTAGCAGCCATGTCTTCAGTGTTAAGTAGTTTCTTGGAAACAAAAAAGCCCTCATCGACTTCGACCTTTTCTGTCTTGGAACGCCAGAGCCTTTCTTTCTCAGCCATCTGCTTCAACTGCTCAAGATAACTTATCTCGGCTTCATCAGTCCATTCCGCTTTGGGGTTCATTACAGCTTCATCGCCATACTGCTCTTTAACTGCCTTTTCTATCTTTGCAATGCGGTCCCAATTCTTTTTTTCACTCATTGGTTCACCGCATATGTAATCCCAACGGTGACGCCTGCACCAACAACAAATGATGTCAGAATCGCAACGGGTAGCACCCAGTCTGGTCGCTTACTAATCGCAATTTCCTCCAGTGATTCAATTCTTCTTAGCTGGGAACCAAAAATTTCCTCATGCATCGTCCGCTCAGACAAGCGAAGCGTTTGCTCCGTCTCCAACTGTAACTGAACGCGCAGCAAAGAAAATCTATAATTATTCTCCGCAAGAGACAGACTCAGCGTGTGGTCATATTGGATTTTTGTCATTGCATCTGTGGTTAAAAGGATTCCGCTAAACGGGGCAGTCTCGCCTGCATTCAAATCCATCACCCGCAAATCTAAATTTAAACTTAACCCAGCCGGTGGCTGGGGCAGTGTAGCCGCTGGGTCATCAGCCATGGCAACGGTGGAAACAAATAAAGATGCCGCTGTCATCATAGCAATTAATTTTCTCATATTCGCTCCTACCCTATTCTACCTTGGTCAATCCATACTTCGCAGCTAATTCACCCACGACATCGCCAATCGGCTTGTCTCGATTTTCAAGTATTTCTTTCTCAAAGTCTTCGCCGTGTTCTCTGATGATTGCGCCCGCAGCTTCGCGCTGTTCTTCACTGAGGCTGTTAAGCTTTTCATTGAGAATCCGCATGGCTTCTTCGGTTCGCTCTTGCGCGTTTTGTCGGGCTACTCGTTCTTCTTCTTCGGCTTGGCGTCGGAGGTCTAACACCTCCTTCGCCTTGTTGCCGCGTGTGCCTACGATAAATCCCAGAACGCCGATGGCAGTGGCTAAGAAAAATAGCCACTGGTCAACAGCAAACTTCCAAGCCTTCTTAAAGAATTCTTTTACTGCAAGCCAAGTTAACAAATCTATCCCCTCGGTCCATGTTTCCAAGCTGTTGCCATATCAACCAACGCCTGTGTTCCAATATATGCCAGTGTAACTGCCACCCAATCGCTGCTGCTAACGACACCGTAGCCGCATAGCCCGGTGGCTGTCAGCCACGCTAAAAACTTTCTAGAAATAAATCGCTCTACATGTTTATCGGCAAATGCCTTAACTCTATCCATCATTTAAAACCTCCCTAAATGTGTTAATATAAATAGGAGGGAAATGGTAAAATTACTGATTCACATATGCCATCTTCGATTTCTTGTCAATAGAAATCTGCGTGTCAACGCTATCTTTCAAGCTATCCAAGTGGGAAATCAGCAGAACAGTTTTATAGTATGCTCTAACAACGTCGAGGATACGAACAAAGCCTTCCATGTTTTCTTCATCAAGCGCGGTGCCCGGTTCATCAAGAATAAACACATCACCCTTTGGCATTGAAGACACATTGAGCAATGCAAGGCGAATTGCCATCGCAGCTATCGTTTTTTCTGCTCCAGAACCCATCTCCAGAGGGCGTGGGTCAAACTTAGGGTGTTTAATCAGAATGTCAAGCCTTTTTTCGTCATTTTCCATGAAAACTTCAAAATCTACAACATTTGCAAGCACTTTGGCAATTTCCCCGTTGATTCTTGGCAGTTCTCGCTTGATAACGTCCAAGGAGATGCCGTTTGAGTGCATACAACTCATGAACAAGTCGCTTGCCGAGTATTGCCCCCTCAAATTCTCTAATTCTTGCTGTTGGGTCATAAAATTCTCCAACTTTTGCTGTAAAAACCCGTGTGTACGGTACATTTCATGTACAGCGGTCTGACATTCTTCAATTTCAACCTTTTTATCGCTTATGTCCGATTCCAGTTCTGACTTTTGAAGGATTAATGACTCTAGGCTCTCTATCGCTTCCCTATTTTCTTCGTAAAGAGTGATTTCTTCCTGTAATGTCGAAGCATCGGTCTTCAGTTTAATAATCTTTGTCTTATTTTTGGCATTTTCAACCTCAAACTTGGCATTTTCTGTTATAAGAGCCGACCGCTTCTCCAACACCCGATGATATTTATCTAAATGACCCTCCACCACCTCGGGAGCAAGCACATCAAGCCCCTTAGTAGCCTCGGACTTCTTATCAGATAGCCCCTCTATCCTATCCTTGGTGATGCCAAGGTTTTCTAAAGCAGCATAAGCATCGCGGATGAACTTGCAGTGGCTAAATTCTTCGCCGCAGGGCACTTGGTTGAGCAATTCAACCTTCTTTTCCTCAACCGTCTTCTTAGTTTCGGCTTTGACAATAAGGCGGTCTAACTCGTCCAAGTCTTCACGATATTCCCCAATCTTTTTCTGCTTCTCCTGATAAGAGTCCACATCAAACTGGCGTTCAAAACTCTCAATTTTTGTAAGGGTTTCGATATTCGTTTTAAGGTTCTTGCCCAAAATATAATTTCGGTCTACCTTCTTCTTTATCTGTTCTTCGGTCTTGGTAAGCATGGAACGGACTTCTTCAATGTCTATCATCTTAGTTGGCGTTGCTTCGATTGTTGCAACAAGAGTTCGATGTTGCTCCGCTGCACTATCTATCTCGCCCTTCAGCACCTCACAGCGGGACTGTTGAGCAGCAGTGTCGGTAAGAGTCGCTTCAAGCCGCCCTGTTACTTCGCTAATGCCTTCCTCAAAATCAATTTCTTCCAGACGTTTGATGGCACCCTTCATATCGGCAGCGGAATCCTTGCAAAGACGATACTTCAACTCAAAGAATTCCAAGTCAAGAAACTTAGCAAGGATTTCCTTACGCCTTGATGAACCTTCACCAATGAATGCCAGTGCATCAAGCTGGGATGACATGGAAGTCAAAAGAAAGTCCTCAAGTGTACCGAAATACTTTCTAATGTTCTTATCCGTGTTGTTCCGAGTCTCGCCATTCAGTGACAACTTTTCTCCCGTCACCGTATCTTCAACCCAGAATTCTAGTGTTGTCTTCGCTTCGACCGATTCTTCCCCACGGAGTTTCTTAATATACTTCTCTGCACGTCGCTCAATAGTGAACTGCTTTCCACCAATTTCAATTGTTACGAGTCCTCGACCGTACTCGCGATTCTGATTAATAATATCCAAACTCTTTCGATTACGTTTGGAAGTAGAATTGAAAAGAGTCCACAAGAGGCTGTCAATAATACTTGACTTCCCAGAAAAATTCTTCCCAAAAATTCCAACGATGCCATCCAAGTGTTCAAACTCAACCTTGTTGCCTTCCCCGTAGTTGAAAAGGTTGTCAAACTCCAGCGTCTTCAGCGTCCAGTTTACATTTCTCTGTACTTCTTCTTGAGATTCTACAATAGAATTGTACCTTTGATTAATCTTATAAACCTGCTCAAGAACCTCATCTTCAATCTCGTAATCACTCAAAAATTCTTTAATCAACCCTTCTTGCACAGCGATATCGCGGAGGTTTTCTTTTTGGAGGTCACCGTCCATATCGACGCTTCCACGGTCGCCTGCTGTCCTGTTGAGGAATGTAATGGACTCAGGCTTGAAACGCTTCTTGGCAACGTCCACAGCCCGCTTGAGGCGGTCAAGAGGGATGCCGTAGTTAGCCACCAAGCGCAGCCTTGCACCAGCAGGTACAATCGTGCCACGGGGGATTCTTCCCTTGGGGGTTAAATTAATTGTAACGAAGGGCTTTGGATTTTCTAGAACATAATGTTCAACTTCAAAATCATCTTTGTTCTGAATGTCCCAAATCAAGAACCCCTTGTCATTCGACTCTCCATGGTTCTGCTGTACAGTAGAACCGCAATACCGGACACGACCTTCGGTGTCAAGGATTTGATTAGTCTTGTGAATGTCTCCAAGGAATGCGAAATCGTGCCCCTCAAAAATATCAATAGGGTGTTCTCCGTGTTGCATCACCCAGCCCGAATCCGTTTCGACGCCAGATACTGAGCCATGATACAAAGCAATGTTAATCTTGCTATCATCAGAGGGCTTTACCCAATTGTCCTCATCAAAAACGCTCAACACATTCAGGCAATAATCGTTGCCCACAAGTGTCTCTCCCGCGCCTTTAAGCAAGTGCAGGTTGGGATTATCCAAGGCATTAATAATCGGAGACAGTGCGTCCTGACGGCTGCTGTTCTTCAAATTGCCATCATGGTTCCCGAGAATGATATACGTCGGTGCGATGGTTGCCAGACTAGTAAAGAAGTTGGACGCCATCTCAACAAACTCTGGTGAAATTTGTGTCTTAGTGTGTGCAATATCACCGCAGTGGACGATATAATCTACTTCCTGTTCCTTGAGTATTTCATACAACCTCTCAAAGACTTTTCGATATTCATAATGAAACTTCAGATTTCGGATATGAGTATCCGCTATGTGTGCGAACTTCATGCTTCTCCCTTTATATAGATGCGATTGCTTTGACGAGGAACGACTCGTTCGTCATCAAAACAGCGGAATCCTTTCGCTTTTGGTATTCCTGTTTCGACATATCCCCAACATCACTGTATGGGTTAATGTCTACTTTATACAACTCAATGTCAAATGTCAACAACTTTTTTATTAATTTTAGTGCTTTTTTCTCTGCGTCTGGGTCTAATGCGATGTAAACTGGCGTGTCGTTCTCCACCACATTCTTAATAAGCTTTGAATCTTCCCTGAGCGAAGAGCCCAAGATGGGCACGGCGTTGCCAGCAACGATAGCGTCGAACACTCCCTCTACAATTGAGAGGTCGCTTCGCCAATCAACATACAACTCATTAAAGACAAGATTTCTTTGAACAGACGGATTCATGTACTTCTTCCAGTTTCCATCATAGGTGCGACCCACAAAGTAACTGACCTTCCCATCGCAGTTGAATGACGGTATGACAACTCGACCACCGTATTCCCCCGATGGGCAATAACCAATCTTCCATCGCAATATATCTTCTCTGGTAATGCCACGCTCCATCAAGTATCTTCGGGCAGGCTTTGCTGCCAAAGACGTGGCGACGGTCGCAAGCGGCTTAAACTCAGGAGGCAGAGAAAGGGTTTCGACCACTTCTTCTTCTCCAGTGCCGAAGAACGCTTCTTCAAAACCACTAATCTCCAATTCTGGTTCGTATTGTGACCATTTCTTTTGGTGGGCATAATTCCCATAGCGCCGGATGAGCCGCCGTATAGATGCTCCATAATAATCACAAACCCAACACTTGAACTTATCCTTATTAATATTCACCGACATCTTTTTCTTGTGGTGATTACATTTTGGACAGAAAAACAAGTGTTCATCCCCGGAGCGGTAACTCTCTCCGAGGGCATCGGTTAGGATGGTAAGCTTTTCTTTATACACTCATACCCCGCTCTTGCGATGATGATACTATCAGCCCTGTCATACGATTCGGGCTTTGGGTTTCCATACTTTGTATACATTATAACAAATTCTGGCTCGTTGTCAAGTAAAAAATTCAAAACTTTTTCTTTTGCATTGTCACCTCGCTTAATTGGTACACCCACTTTCTTTCTCGCTGAGGATGCAGCGAGCATCTGAGGCTCTACCTTGAACATGTCCCAGCAAGTCCATGACACAATCCCATTAAACCTCGACAAAGTTGAGAGCGTCTTCGCAGAAGAAAACCCACTCCTAAAACTCTGTAAGGATTGTTCTATATAAATATAACCTATATTGAACCGCTTGTCAAGTGTTTTTAATTTATTTTTTACAAAATCTGCCTTGTGGTACAACGTAGGGAAATGATTTTTATTCCTCGTATCCCACGATTCACAGAAGACAATGTTCCCGCTCTCATCCAGTACAGTTGCGCCAGTGATGGAAGTGGAAATATCCAATCCAAGCAGCATTAAAAGTCCATTTTAATTTTAAATGTATATTCTCGGTCTTCCGTTTTCTTAACAGGAGTTGCGACCTTAGCAATTGCAATCAAGTTTCTATCCTCATCATAAATCCCCACCTTAGAAATGTAAGTGGTCTTCTCAAAACTTTCACTGTAGTTAGTATACACTGATTTTACAATGTTGGTAAGTGCTTTTTCATCTTTTTCTACAAATTGTGCGCCGTCGAGCAATGGCTGCTCTGCCTGACCACGCTTAACATAGGTCGGATTGTTAGAATGGTTTAGCTGTCCCATTGGGGCGTGTGCCATCATCGTCAAGACAGACACATAAGATGTCCCTTGGAATTCCACCCCCCATGAAGCAGAGGGGCAAAGCGTCACACTGTACGGTCCCGAGTCCTTATCAATTGGATAATGGGAGCCTGCCGTGTCTAGTACTTCGTTGCACGAATCATCGTCTGGATTGCCTTGGCTCCCCCACAACGTCCATGTTGGAGCAACTGGGTCGGGGTCGCTATCGCCATCCGAGCCATCGGGGTGTGCGGTTAAGCAATCTGGGCAAGCCATAAAATAATCTTTATAAGAGGCGTCCAAGTCCCAACTGCCGGTAAGCGCCATGATGCCCTCGTTATACAAAACAACGCCTGCGACCTTACCTTCGTTAGCGTCTTGCGGCAAAACCTGTATCAACTCCCCGTTCCTGTTTGAATCTTCAAGCTGCCCAACCAAACTACCTGTAATATAGAAATTTAATTTAACTGTGCCCTTCTTGATTGAGGAACCATAAAAAATTGAGGGCACGCTCACGAGCGCCATCTCCTGTGTGTCCTTCGACCAAGTACCGTAAGCTGATGAGGCTGATTCCCATGCGTAGTGGGGAGACATATAGGCATAATGCTCAAAGGTGTTCCTAAGAGAGTTTATATGCCGTCTGTACTGCGTGCAATTCGTTGGCACCTCACCATCAGCCCTGTGGTGTTCAACAGCAACAGAGGACGTTAGAGGGTAGCTGCTGGACATGATGTCGCCATAAGAAAACGACTGGAATGATGAAACGGATACTGTCTTGAAAGCGGTCAGTGAGCCAGCCTTCGTAATGAACGGATAAGCCATTGCCGTCACGCCGTTGCCAGTAGCCGCATCAAACGTGTGAGCAGTTTCGTTTTTATCGACGTTGATTTCGTAGAGACTAAGATATCCAGAAGGCGCGTGCGTTATCTTCTTTGGGATGCTATCCTGCTTACCAGTAGCGGGAATCTCACCGTTATAAACGATAGTCCCGTTGTTAATCAGAAATTTTGTCCTTGGATGTGTCTTTACTCTGTTTCTGAATACGTCATTCGTGCTGAACTTGTATAAGGGCATGAATGTATCCCCCTTTTAATAGTCCAGCCTCACGCGCAGCGTAATGTCATTCGTCGGGTCTTTGCGTAGCGGCTCGGAGAGTTTAGCTACCGCAAGCATCTCGTTATCAGATGAATACAAACCAACTGTCGTAACATATGAAACTGGAGCGTCCGACTGAGTGTTTTTAACACGAATCTGGCTTGAGGACAGATAAGTGGGATTAGAACTGTAATTGAAATCATTATGGTTCACGCGGCAGAAATAAATTGTTGAGTTCAACTCTGTTGTGTTGTTGAAACAAACTTTTGCAATCCTCTTTCTGATGCTGGTTAGTAGTGCGTCATTTGTCATGGACACCGAGGTGGATTGCTGGATTGCTCCGTCAATTGTAAACTGTCTACCGCCCGAGGAAGCAACAAAGACTTCACAGGAGCCGTTATCTACATGGGCGACCGTATCCGTTCCAGCAAGCTTCCCTGTTTTTCTCGCATGGGCTTGCCCATCAAATAGGCTGTTATTGTCAGAGCCAGCATATTTAACAAAAATGTTTGAGTCCAGCACAACGACGCCTGCCTGATAATAAATTAATCCGCATCGTTTCCTTGCTTCGGTGGCATAATCAGTAGAATAGTTGCTTGATGTGGTGTCTGCTGTAATCTTCAGGATACCGTACTCGCCTGCTGGAGAGTTAACGCGATAGTCGGTGGAAGCACCGTCATCTTTAATTGTTAGAGACTGAGTGTGCATCGCAGCGGCTTCACCTTGGGTAGTGCCAGTGCTGTGGTTTGTCCCGGCGGCACTGCCCTCGTAAGAAGCGTGGACGCCCATTGTCAATTCAAACGAACCCTTCTTGATTTCGTCTTTGTTTAAGAGCCGAGCAAAGTTTAGGAAGATGCAAGATGTATACTTGGCACCGCCCGCAATGATGTCGCCATCGGCATCAAACTTCTGGATGTCGCCGCTTGTATCGTGACCAACCAAAATCTGTGCCATCTGGTTATAGATGTTCTTTCTCTTGGAATGATATGTGTTCGCCAAACTCTCCGAACCGAGGGCATTGTAGTCATCCTTGTGATGACCGTATGCAATATCAAAAATGTGGTTAGCAGACGAACTCAAATATGGATAATCATAGACAGACTGGAACATTGCATGAGCAAACTTCTTGACATGCGCTTCAGTGGCGTTGTCATAGCCGTAGGTTCCATAAACGATTGAACCCGTAATTGGAATGGCTTCGTGTAACAGCGTTCGTGCCGTCACCACGTCATCATTCAAAAATGTTTTATATGTACTTGCCATTATTTATTAATCCCCTTATGTTGTCACACAGCTTGTTTTGCATTTCATGAAGCGGACGGGAATATCTACCGACCTTCCTGTTGTTGCTCCAGTAACTCTAACGTGTGTGTCAATGTAATAATATGATGGGTCGGGGTCTTGTGATGTTGCCGGTGCAACCGTAGTGCCGCCGCCCAGTGTTTCAAACAAATGAGTGCTGGTATTCAATTCCAGCGATGACTGAATCTTAAACTGCAAGAATGTACCGCGTGGTCCGTCAATAACTTGATTTACACTAACATTAGTCTCATCGTTGCTTGAGACATATTCTGTCTCCGACCCAAAAGAGAAGTAATAGCTTGCAATGTTGTCATCATCAATATATGATACGTTTGCGGGCGTGTTGGAATCTGCGCCAATAATTCTTCCGAACCTGTTGTCGATTTGAACAATATAGCTTGTCTCTACCAAGTCAGGGTCAATTGTCATTGTGGGTGGAATTTGTGTCGTGTCCAGTCCTTGGTCAACACGAACCCGTGCGCCTGATGATGAGTTCTCTCCCTTCAGGATTCCCTTTCCATCTGACAACTCATCGGCTGCAATCAAAGTATCTTCTGTTTTCTTATCCACGGCACAGGCGAATGTGCCTGTTAGTTCTGAAACGCCCGTTACCATGCTTGTGTTCGCATCAAATACGGTGTTCAGCTTAACTTCGGGAAGAAATAGGAGATTTGTTCTCGGAAGCGAGATAAGCTTGTGCTTCATGGAAGAAGTGTTGTTTGTGAACGCCTCCAGAAGCGGGGTTTGCATAATTTCTAAATCATAATATGCAGAGCCACTTGCGTGCGCCTTGTTATACAGGCTGTAATCAATTTCATCGTCGCCAAGCGCAAACTTGGTGATTTTGAATGTTCCATCGCCCTTGGCGAGCCGTGCCCTGCCTGTGTCAGTTAGGACAGCATCCAAAATAATGTCGCCCGAGTTATCTAAGAAAGCCATCTATTGTTTCCCTCCGCAAATAAATAGTCATTTTGTATAAATAGTCCCTCTACGGCAAAAACTTTAATCTCTATTCTTCAGTTTCAAATGTTCGTGTTCAAACGAGATATTAAAATCCATTTTACGTCCAGTTGATTTTGAAGTCAATCTGATTTTAAACTTCTTGCCCCACAAGGGTTCCTCCGAAATACTTAATTTTAATTTTTCCAAATGTTCAACAGTCCCAACCTCTACCAAGCCCGATGCTTCTTCATTAACAAGCATTTGGGGCATTGCTGGCTTAATATGGACATATCGTCTTCCACCAATTGACTGTTGACTTTCAAACCGTGGTGCGAACTCTACCACCCGAACCATCGGATAAATTGAACCAGCGTCATCGACCATCTCTACTTCATAAATAGGCGATGGGTACGAAATGTGCCCATGATTGTCGATTGCCCTTATGCAATAATAATACTTTCTATTGGGCTTGATTTTATCAACGATTCCGATGCCTGCTGAAATCATATCTGAATTTTTAAGTGTTGTGCTTACAAGTTTAGTGCGCTTACCGGCGAAATCACTAAACGACTTCGGGTGTCTGCCTATTCTGCGGACTTCAAAGAAAGCGGGATAGTCATCCGTTTCATACATCAGCGTATTATCAAGATGCTTCTTGTTCTGTGCCTTCTTGTGCTTCTGCACCTGTATCTGTTCTTCGGACTCAATGATTTTATACGGGATATCGTATCGACCGACTCCACTATTGACCAAGATTTTAATCTTATTATTGATGCCCTTGTATGGCACAAATTCGACCTCGGGGTGGATTGGAGGGTTGTCGAGGACGCGATTTGTATGGACATACACTGGAACCTCCATCAACCTCAAAGAAGGCTCATTAATAACTTGTACTGCCGCCCATTTTCCGTACTGAACCTTTGTTATGAGGTTTTCATACTTGTACTTATTTCCAACGACAAGTTCATATGCCGTGACTGAATAGGTGTACTGCTTATCATATTTTACTTGAGTGTCCATATATCTGAACACATCCAAATCATTTGAATTGGGAATGTAAAAGCTTTGAAGGGGCTGACCATTTGTGTTTGCTCCCGCATATTTTGAAACCTTGTAAAGCACTGTCTCATGATAGGCAGGCTGTCCCTCAAAAACCTCCTGCACCGTTCTCATGTGCTTTTTAAGAAGCTTCTTTATTTTGCCTTTCAAAATAATTGCCATCAGGCTCTTGAAGAAATCATATTTTGGATGATTGGAAATGGCATCGGCAAACTTATATGTTCCCAAAAACGTAGAGTACAACGTGTCCAGCCCCAAGTTCGTGCTGTCTCCAACGCTATCGGTATCAACAGTATCTATCCAATTGCTCAAATCAAACACCCTTCTCTTATTGTTATCATAAACAAGCTTCAGCATTGGCTTCTTTTCGGGAGATGCAACGCCTTGAGCGGTGGTTAAATTGAGCGGGACTGCGCGTGCTTCAAACGTCTTGACATGTGGCAGTGTGTTGTTTTTTATGGCATCAAACAACCTTGTTTGTAATATGCCCATTAGTTGAGAATCTTTGAGAGTTTCTGCAAACTCAGTCATCTTATCTGTCGTAAATTCCACATGCATCCACATTGGAAACATTTCCTTGTGTGCCTCATACTGCGTCAACTTTGCCAAGTCTTCGGCAGCAAATAGAATGTTCTGGTAACTTCGATTCAAATGAAACACGTCGGCGTCTGCCACAGCGTTAGAGTAAGCCCTTGTCCATTTAGAAAAGTATTTCTCGGACGGTGTGACGCGCACCTGTGGATTTGCTGAATTAAGCGAGAACATATCTTGATGGTTTGTTAAATCAATTTTATTGTTTAAACTTAGCAGCTTCTTAAATGCAGGGTTGGGGTCTTCAGAATCCTGATAGGCGAAGAAGACATACATGTTGGGGAGCGTATTCGACTTAACTGCATTACTAGCAATGGTGCTTTCGTATCTTCTATCGAGATAGTTGTAATCGCCGTGAATATCTGCATAAGAGAATGTCGCATCGCCATATTGCTCATCAATATCGGACTTGGAGGGTAGCTGTATGGCGCTCATGCCGTAGTCGGTCAACGTGCCCGCTAACCTAGTATCGTCATAGCCCACAGTCATGTGCTTGACAAACTTTTCAGCACTAAAATAGTTTACGTCAGAGCCAACAACGTCGTAGCCGCCGGAACTGTTGGGGTCAAAGATGGGCGCAAAGCCGTTGTTAGCTTCAAGCAAAACCCATTCTACTGTTCGACCAAGTTCATCTTCTTCGGCAGGTGCCAAGGTGGAGAAGTGCATCTTCAGCGGGACTGCCGTATGAGTTATGGTAGGGTGAATATTATTCATGTAACCCATTTCATTCTTTGTATTAGAGTCAATGCCCAATTGAGTTATTTTATCAGTCCAATATAAGCCTGCCGATGCCCGCAGCTTATCAGTTATGTTGGGCAACGCAGCGTAGCGATTGCCCGAGGCTTCTAAATATTTCCCATACTGAAAGACATTATCAACAACATCAGGAGAAAGCATAAACACAGAAGTCTTGCCAATTTGAGGCGACCTATAGGCAGGGCGAACTGTTGTATCCGTTGCAACTTCGACGGCGCGGCGCAAACTCTGCAAATACTCAACACTATTCATATTGTTTAAGTTAATAATAGCATCAATGATTTTTTCTTTTGTTGTCATTGCATTTCCCTTCTTCGCTGCATATAATTAGACTAAAATTGAATTTCGTTAGTAGATGAATATTGACTAGCGCCATGCAAAGACCTTTCAAATCTCCGAGCCACTTCTTGTTCCATCAAAATAATTGTATTGTTCGCCTCATTTGATGGCGAACGCTCAAATGGCGTCAAAATAAAGTATGCATCGTATGTTGGGGCATCAATGCCCTCGGGACGAGTAATTCCAAGCTGCTCGCAACTGTACTCTTTAAGTCTACACAAGATTTCTTGACCTTGAATGGATGAATAATAATCTGCCGTTAGCGTAACCCACTTTGGTCTTTTAATCGACGGCAACGCCGCGACCTTAACCGTCTGGTCTTGATAGGCTGGTGTCGTGGTTTCCCACCCATCAAACCTTTCTACCATCGAGATGAATTGATAATTCATGTTAAACTCGGGCGCTTCGACCCAATTGTTTGGCTGTGGATTAAGCTTGATAAGACCGGGATTTACCTGTGCGAGTATGAGAGACTTAACTTGGTTTGGAGTAGCATCGTAGACCTCTGATGCGGTGGAGCCTGAAGATATGCCATTCGATACGGCAACAGACGCTGCAACCGCTTGGTCAGCCCTCATCATCGAAAAGGTATTCCCCTTGCTGCTCGTAGAAAGAGCATCAGAAGTAGAAGTAGAACTGCTCATTGCTCCCGCCATGTTGCCTGCAAAAACTGAATCCCCCGCCAGTGCGGGTGCCATCTTAGCGAAGAAGTCTGTATAATCCGAGTTAACAGTGCCCATGGGTTCTTCGGTCTGATGACCGCCCACTGTAATAATATTCCCATCCTCGTCCATCGTCCACGCTGGAAATGGGTCAACAGCCTGTAGCTGCTGAGTTTCACACTGTGTTAGTTCTGCGTCATCAGTCATCTGGCTTTGATAAAGCGGAGTTGGCAAAGCATAGCCCGCTGGCATAATTGTCATATTGTAATCTGCCCAGACATTCGCCATACTAGACTGGTATGCTTTTGCACTCTGAGACTGATTTGTGTCAGAAGACTTATCGGGCATTGTTGGAAATTGGTTCTCATTGGCAGAGATTAGTGCAGCCTCAGCTTCAATGTAATAGTCAGAATCTGCATCTGTCTGCATTGAATACGCCTGCTCATTTGCGATGAGTGCCGATGGCGAAAGGAAGCCGTGGCTGGCGTCTGCCAGTGTGCCGCCGCTGCCCAGAGCCATGCCACCCATCCTAACGCCAGTAGGCGCGTTGGTATCTTGGTAAAATTTCCCAGTCTCCGTTTGAATCCGCTGCGTCCAATACCCACCGTCAACCATCTTTAGCCCTCTTGTTTGAGCATTGCCAAACACAATATCGGCATACTCATGCTTCGCCATCACCTGTTGAGTGTTTACTGTCTGTTGGGTTTGGTTTGCTACTCCAGATGGATTGTTCGACTGCAAGTTTGTTAGGTAATCAAGCCCGCTTGTCCTTCCAGCGCCGGAATCAAAGATATTATTAAAGAACCAATTTTCACACTTTAGAATAACACCCGGCATGTTTTCGCCCGATGTAATGCTCGATGGTGATGGCTGAACACTTCCAGCACTTGAAGGAATTGGGGTCATACTTGTTCTGCCCCTATTGCGATAGTCATCGCCAGTCAGGTTCTGATACTTTGAAATCAAAATATCAAACAAGTTCATAACAGCCATGATACCCTTCGGGGTGCCAGTGGTGGGGGAGATGAGCGTTGCAAGCCGTTCGGGAATATTAAGATTGCTTGACAACACCGCAGATTCCGCTTCCTGAGAAATTATTATCACCGCCTCAAAATATAAGAAAGCCCACATCCAAGGTTCCTTTTGATGGAACGGGGAACTTGGTGTGGCATACTGGGCATCCATGAAGGTTGCGAACCTTGCGGTAAATCTATTTTTTAAAGGGTCATAGTGTCCCGAGTTTTCCAAGGTAGATGCTTGTCTCTCGGCAGAGTGGTCGATATGAGGGTCGCTCACTTCTTGTAAATATTTTGTCATGCCCAGCTTCATCGAATGTTCAAGGTAAAGGCTTAAATCTTCCTTCGCCAAAAGCAATTTCTTCGTCCAGTCACGGAGGTATTCTTGAATGCCGTCTTCAACTTCGATGCGAACACCGTACTGATACTCCCCGTCTGTTTTGAATTGCATGTCCTTGTCTTGCCCAGTATAATATTGTATGCCATATCCTTGTAAACCATCAGAAGTTACTAAATCAGATTGTCTTAGCGAGCCTGCGGGAGTGTTTCTCTCAGTGAGCCAGTTGTCGCCGCTCTCGGCGGTCATTGCAATACTAACATAAGGCTCATTTTTGTCAAATAAAATCTCACCAGTATAGGGCGAACCCAGCTTATTTAGAGTCTGGATGCTCTTTACCCTTCTTCTCAAGAGGGTCATCTTTCGCACGTTAGCAGAGTCCAAGATAGCATTACGATTCGATGCCATAGCCCGTTCTAACATGTGACCATATACCGAGTTCTTTGCTAAAAATTCTTTCTTGTCAAACGCAAACATAAAACGGGCAGTGCCGCTTGTATCTCTGGACAGCCAAATGTCGGAGAAGTACAAATACTTTCTGTCCATATATGGTCTGTCTTTGCCACAAAACTTGTTCTTGTCGAAATCGCTCATCGCTGTTTTTATATCAGCATCCAAAGAGTATTTCATAATCTCTGCTACATCGCGGAAGTCTTGAATAATGTCATTGGGAACCGTGCGCTTGGTTAATTTCTGCGAGGAACTAGATGTCGTGCTGCCAGTAGCCCAAGAGTAAGTGCCCGAGCGGTGAACTGGTCCTGTCCAGTATTCTCCATTAGGAGTAACCCAGACGTTTGCAGTTGACACAATGCTGCTGCGTTTAATGGCAATCTCCGAAACAACCTTTCCATTCTGCTGGTCAAGCGTGCCAACATTAAATTCCAAATCATAATCATCTTTCATTGCGGCAAGGTCGAGATATGAAACTGCAAAGACAGCGAGGTCTGCTGGCTCCAGCACACTTAATTCAAAGACCGCTCGATAAGTAAAGTCGTGAATTGAATAGCCGTTCTCGTCAACAGAACTTGAAATCTGTGTTAAATCTGAGTTGTCGCCAACAACGTCTGCCGACACTGAAAGTAGTGCTGCTTGAAACTTGTTTGGGTTTTCCATGACAGCGACGGCGTTATCATAGCTCCCACAAGTATCAACAATCGTGGCGATTTCGCCATCTGTTAAGTGACCTTCATTGACGCCAGTGGTGGCAAAATTAATCATATTTTGACTATGGGAAAACAATTGAATTAAGCCGCTGTGTGTCGTTTGAAACACTTGAATTTTTAAATACTTATGAAACTCTTGTTCCCTAAACCACGAACCAATCAGAGTATTGTCTAACTGTTCTTTAAGGCAAAGGTCAACACTAACGCGCAATGTTCTATTGTCCATCGCATCGTTGAAATCAGCAATTGACTGTGCCTCTCTATCGTGCTGGATATGAGGGTTGTCTTCAATTGCTGGGGTTCCCGATGATTCCAAAGTAATACCATCAATATAAATATCTGGAATTAACATCCCCAATAAGTTTTCTTGTGAAATAGCCATTAGCAGTCATCTCCATATGGACCCTGAGAAGTGTCACCCGAGGCTGTTGAACTTCCATAAATGCCGCCCGTTGTCGAGGTGCCGCCGCGTTCAGCGCAGTTCAAGAAGCCTGCATCCAGCCCGCCACACTTGGTAGCGTCTGCCACAACATTGGCATCACACAACACCTGTGGCTCAATCTCTTTATCGACTCGGATGTCAAAATAATGCTCAACAAATGTTGGGTCGTAATTATAAATCTCTGGTGCAGGAGGGTCATCAACCAAGACCCCATTAACAATGTTTGTCCACCTTTTCCCAAACTTTAATGGAACAAGCTTTTCCACCTTTCCCTGTGCATCGGCTGGGCGACCGGGCGTATTCACTTTCCCAGTCATATCGACATCTTCAACAAGGAAGATTTCAATATCAAAATTTTCTTTTAAACAATCTGTATTTGGCTCATCCACTTCAAATAAAAGGTGGTCAGATAGGACTTCAATCCACGAACCGTCCTCATATTGCTGAGTTGCCAAACCCAATTCCCCTGAAGTACCAGTTGAGCCGAATGTTCCGGGTTGGTGTATCCCCCCAAACTCGCTACCCTCAGTGTCTGGAGGGGCATCAAGCTTTATTTCGCTCCTGCATTTAACGGCATCGACATTCAGTTGCGGGATGTGCAACGTGGGCTGTGCTGCCTGCTGGTAACGAAAAGACGATGAGAAGCTGCCTCGCAAGGCTTTTGCCGACCAAGAAGGTGCGTAAACGGATGAAGCACTGGAGTTGCCCAGCGGTGCAGATAACGCATAGTGTTTCTCGGGCGTTTGTTGGGCTTTCTTATCCCTCAGCCCTGTGCGGTTATTGCGAATAAGTTCGTTTATTTCTGTGATGTTTGACTCTCTCCCAGAAAAAACATATTGTGGCTTTGGCGATGGAGTCTCGCTCAGGATTCTATCTTGTGCATAGTTTTGTTTTTCGGCTGTGTCTCCCGTGTATTCCCAGTCGTAGGTAATGTCATCATCAAAAAAAGAATAATATACAGGCTTGAAGTCACCCTTGGAAAGCAAGTGCTTACCATACTGGGTCAATTCAATATGCATAACTTCTTCTTTTTTATTAAAATATGACATTATCTATCCTCGTCTGTCCCAAATGAATGCTGGGTTGGTGCGCCTGCTATGTCCTGTGAACTACTTAATTTCACTCCTGTAATTTGCCGTTGAGTTTCCGAGGATGAAATCTCATCCTGAGAAGATGTGGTGCGCGGAGTTTGCATGATACTGTTCTCAAAAATATCAACGCCTGCTTCAACCTGAATCATTTCCAACATAGTAAAGTAGTCATAGGGCCAATTATAACTATATTTGGGTGGCGTTTTCCCTGATTCAAATTTAAATTCAAATCTAGCATCGTCGGCTCCCTGCGCTGTGGATTCATAATAGTTTTCTTTTGCCCGCTTCTTAATCTTGAAAGTCATCCAGCGAACATGCCGAGGAAGCGTATTTTCCTCAAAGAAGTCAATCGGACTCAAGTCGTGGAGAAGGGTGGAGGAATCATGCTCCGCTGTTAAAGCAATACGGGGTGGCAAGCCTTGCCAGATGTCTGACAAATCATGCTTATTAAGTTTATGAGTGAACTCAAAAATATACATAACGAATGGGTTATCGCTCGACTCCATCGGGTAACGAACAAAATCATATTTAGGAGGAATGTTGTATTTCTTCATTCCCCTAATCATTTTAGAAATGGAAGTCTCTTGAACATCGTACTCGACACCAGCCCATTTGCCAGCTTCCACAGCGGGCTTGCCTGCCTCTATGTTATTTTTGGTCATGTTGAACAAAGTCTTATTAATCTTGAAGAAGTGCCTACCATCTACCAAAACTGTTTCCGCAGTTGTTTCCGATGTTTTGTCAATAAATGGAATCATTACGATAGCTTCAGAAATTTCCTTGGACTCTGAAATTTCTCCTACTTTTTCTTTTCCAGTCGTAAATCCGCACACATCAACCAGCGAACCATAATTTGTTTGAGAATCTTTAGTAGCACTGCTGATGGTAGATTCTTCAACAGTCACAAACACCCCAGTGGCACCAGAAGGAATCGAGCCGTATGATGACCAAATTCCACCGCCGCTGTTTTCTCCCTCCGTGGCAGAATCCTTAATTACATAGCCGTTCCCTGATTCACCAAACTGAAGTGACCCACTCAGCATCGCGGGCAAGTTCGGTGGGGCGAACTCGCCGTCATTGGTTATGAGAGCAGGCATTGCCAGCGCACTCAAGGCAGGGGCTGTATAAAAATTGAGAATGGGGCACTCCCATTTTGTCCCAATTGTCCACACATCATTGCTGCTGTCCGTGGCTGTCTGGGGCACGAACTTCTGCAACGATTCATCGAGGTCATCTCGGAGTGAGGAAAGCTGGGCTGTATACTCAATCTGCTTAATGCTCGACTTACCAAATAAATTCATCGAAGCCGAAACCGTTGTTCGCGATGTCCAAGCGGGAGAAGATAAAATTTCGCGAGGATTATAAAACAAGCTACCATTGTCTTCTTGGGCGCACTTTGTAAAACGCGCCCAAGTTTCAGCAGAGACATTTTCCACCTTCGCGCCAGCGAAGATTTCTTCTACTGAAAATTGTTTTGTTACACTTGGCGTGAAGGATATTCTTGCCGTCTGCTTGCCGTAGAGGTATGGCGGGACATAAGGAGCCTGTGCGGGGTCGCGAAGCATCTGCCTTTCCATCGTGTTATTTTCAGAATTCGGCTTATACTCGCTCACGCCCTTCCACTGGAAAGCTGGTCCAAAATAGCGACCTTCCATTGTCAGCCTGCTGGTGCCCGTATTGCCAAAAGCAATCGTGCTTGGTCTTCCAATCGCATTAATATCTGAGTAGGGGCTTGCAACCGTAGTGAAGTTCTCGGACTGGTGCATCGAGACATTCATATAATAAGTCCTGCCCGCTGTCATGACTTTGAATTCGTCCTCTGGCTTGGACGAGAACGATACTAATTTCCCATCTCGCAAGAAGAAGTTTGGAACCTCTGCCAAGAAGTTGTGCATAGCCATCTCAAAGCGGTTGTCGTTATTGCTACCTAAATACTCAAAGTAAGGATAGCAATAATTCTTCCAGTGACCAGCCCAGTTGGTACTGCTCTCTCCACCATCAGAGCCATTGCCATGTCCAATATAATATTCAGGAGTCATCAAATAAATTTGGTGAGGCTTCGGTGTAACGCGGACGCCTGTGATAAGGGCTGCTGAATAGCCTCCATATAAACCAAATGCGCCTTGCTGTGGCTTGGCTGATTCTTCCATCACCGCTACGCCGCCGCTGTAACGCATTTCGAGCGATTCTTCAACGCCCACGGTGCGGTCTTCTTCCATCTCTTTGCCCGCATCTTCCCAAGCACCCTCAGACCAACCCATCAACTCGCCGCGAATGTGGTCAGTTCTTGTGCGGTCATTGACGTTACCTTTCGTTGTCACGCCGCGTAAGTTAACATACCTAACACCCAATTCGGTATCAACACTATACTTTGCTTCACCTTTCCAACCCCAGCCGTCAATCCACTCGCAGAGCGTAAGTGTTCCGAGGTGGCGAGTGAGCGAAACCATGCAAGTGTCGCCCATGACATTATTAAGCATCTCTGTGGCTTGTACGCCGCCGCCGTCGAAGAAGGAATAAGGCTCGATACTTCCCTTACGGAGCCATGTTGATGGCAGGTTTGTCCCGCTGTCAAAACTGTCAGAATCAAGCGCGAATCCCTCGTAGGTTCCATCACCGCCGGAAACCCTGAACGGATTGATAAGGTGCAAAGTTTTCCAGTTGAGTTTTGCGCCATCGCCGATGCCGTCGTTGAAGATGCGGAGGTTGGGGTCATCAGTGTAGGTCGCGTCGAGGTCGATGTTAGCTGGTGAGGCACAGCGCATCTGAGAATTAATAAACCCAGATTCGCCAGCTTTTACTGAATTATAATGATATGAGTCGGATGAATCATATTCTGTGGAGTAATCATCACTTCTTTCCCAAGTGTAATCTTTGATGGTGCCATCGTCGGGAGCCGTGTAGCCAATGCCGTTGTAAGGGCGCATTCCCAATTCTTTGATTTGGTCAGCTTCGACATTGAAGCGGTTATTGCCCGATGCAATGCTTGTATGAGCAGTCTCGACATTCTTCAAGTCCAATTTTATTTTTGGCGGTCCAACATAGACCAAGCGGATTCGCCAAGTACCGTTGTGTTGCTTTCCAACGGGAGGGGGGCTTTTAGAGCCGTTTGTTCTCCAAAGGTCGGGATTGCCCAGTAGATTCATGGTATAGGCACCATCATATGTCCCTGCATCTTGGGCATCAGCATGGGGGGCTATGTCTGCTCTATCAATATCAAACACTTCTGGATAACAGGCTGGGAAGTTAAGTGCAACATAATCATTTGTTGTGCCGCCGCCTGATTCCTCCCAATCAAATGCGGTGCCGTAAGCCCATTTACGCAGGGCACCCGGAACTGCTACATAATGAATATCATGTCGAGAATTAATATGGTGACAAAGCTTGACAGCAATTTCTTCATTCATGGCGTCCAAAGAGATTTGAGCTTCGCCATGGTTCCAAGCACCGGCTTCGGCATCCTCACTAGTGCCATCTTGGTCAAAACTTGGAAGCTTAAAACCCTTCGGTGGTCTTTGGAAGTTCACGGCGACATCCCATTCATCGCCGCTCATTTCACGGTCATCGTCTCCGATGGTAATCGAAACTGAGGTCATACTAAAATTGTCAGTCCACTCGTCGCCATCGGGATATGTATCAGGATTATGTCTGTCGGCAAGCTTGGCAATTGGTTGCGTCAGTGTAATCTCGACACCTTCACAATCCCAACCCGAAATCTCTAGGTCAACATATTTAAAATCGCCCTCGTCGATGGTGTCTTGAAGCGATTCATAAGTATCACTAGCTTTTGGAAGAACGGAGTCAATCGAGACAAGACCCTCAAAAGGAATTCTCATGTTGGGTTCCTGACGAATAATATATCCGTTTGCAGACTCAGGACAGTCGCTCCAGTCAGAGTCACCCATACATTGGAAAAACTTCGGCTGATTATTATACAATCTTTCAAGTTCGTTGTGCTGTTGGCTTTCAATCTCATCAGCAGAAACATCATCTGAAGATTTAAACCCTTCATATTCCAGAAGCAGACCCTCTGTGCTGCTTGAAGGGTTTGCTCTAGGATTATACCAGTTTGGTGCAATCGACGATAGCCGCACCTCTGGACCATTCGTGTGCATCTCATCATCGTCGGATAGACCCTGTACGTCTTCGTTATAGTATGGCAGTGAACACTGTGAATTTGGATAGACAGGCTCCAAGCCTGTTGCATTGGTGAAGGCGGGCCAATCTACTGCCACACCAGCCTTAATTGAATTATAAAGAATACCGGGGGCAAAGAATGGCTGCATCGCAGCCTGCATTGCCTGTTCTCTACGAAGCACAGATTCGTCGGCACCAGTAATACTGTCTGTCATTTTCTGAGCAAATAAGTTTGCCAACTGAAGCGTTCTATCTTGCGGGTAAAACCCTCTGTACGGAATCAACTTCTTGAGAGCGTTGACTTTGAAACGAAGTCTTCGGCGCAGGGTATCAGACACTGCATCGTGGTCTTCAACAATGGCATCAAAGAATTGAATAGTGTCCGTGTGAACATACGAGTTAAAGAATTCGTCATCCCAATCTTCGCACGACTCTGTAATATTAATGGTCGGCTTAATACCCAAGCGGTGCCATGTAGTAAGCTTGCACGTTGAGCGGGAAGCTTCTGAGGAAATAGTAACACCCGCCTGTGTATATCCAACATTGGAACCACCAGTGGAATTTATCAGATTATCTGACAATATTTCGCTTGGGGAGCCGCTGCCCCAATAATTATTAAAATTGGTAGCATTCGTATACCCGCCAAGGACTTCACCATTCAAATAGCCCTCTAAAAGATTTCGTGGTTCCTGTCGAATCCAATCAATGTCTTCGGCGCTCAAGACGCCTGCCCACATTGAAAACTCTGCCATTTCTCCGTGGAAATACCAATACCTTTCTTTGCCGCCGCGTTTGAGGTTTCTTGTCCGACGATGCCTCAAAGCCAAGTCATCAAACTTGTCGGCAAAAATTCCTTTACCCAGTTTGTAATCGTAGCAATACCCGCCCAAGGCTTCTCCAAATTTCGTAGGCTCGACGTTTCCATAAGTTGCGCCCCATGCGGCTGACTTACCAACAGGCACGGTAGAGTACGCTCTCTTTTTATAAGAGCCGTTTGTCAAAGCAGAGCGGTGGATACCATAAAGCACCTGCTCATATAAAACATTATCGCTCTCATTCCCCTTCGGGCGCGTGAGCCTGTCTGTTAAAGTTAGTTTAATCTTTGGATTCTTGCTTCCCTCTGCGGGCAATATTTGTAAAGCAACATTGCTCCACTCTCCTTCCAGCAACGTGGCTGGCATCCAGTTATCGTCAGCAGAAGAACACGGGTCTTCAGAGCGACCCTCGCATGGGCGTTGGTCGCGCCTAAAGAAGTGATAAATATCTTCTCCCGATACGTCATCATCGTACCCACCTCCAGATGCTCGGCGACACTTGGAACCCAACTCATGCGGTCCGATGTCTTTGCCTTCTTTATTAATAACAAATGTCAAGCCCATTCCTGTACTATATTTGCCAAGAAGCGAGTTGGGTGCAGGGAAGTTGGAGAATAATGCAAAGCGACCGTCTGCCGACAACAAATCACGTCGCCAGTGTCGAGGCTTCTTCTGGTTATCATCACTAACCCCGTTGCCGTCAAACTCGTATTGACCGAACACATAAAGCCCGACTGGGTTGCCATCATATCTTGCATGGTCTGGAGTACAGGTAGTCAATTCGGGCTTCACCCATACGGAGACTGTCATGGGCGTTCCTTGGGTTGTGTCCACCGCAGATGAGTATAATTCTTTGCGGGCTTGCGCGAGTTGCCCCGCTGCTGCGTCTGATGGAACCCTGAGTGTGTCGTATTTGGTTTGTTCAGTCATTGGGGCGAATGGTGCCACGCCGTAAATGTCTGTGTCGTTTGCCGTTGAGGTCGTGTATTTATCCCACAGAGTAATTTGCCCATGCATGTATTCATCTGTTGCGCCGTTCAAGTTAAACTTCAGTGAAGTCACAGAGGGGTTGGTGTCGTTTGCATCGTGTGAGAAGGGCAACACCGCCTTCCAGTCCGAAAAGCTATTGCCTTCTCTGTAGACTGGCGGCAGGGTGGTGTCGGCTGCTCCATCGGTGGTCGCCGCCAAGTTTGGGTCATCATAGCCATAACCATCGGCGTCATCGTCAGTGCCCTTGTAACC